TTATGACTATTTATCTATGGTTAAAGAGCTAGCCGAAATGCCAGCTCTACGCACCGAGAAGCGCCCGTCATGTTGTACTATATGGTGGGAGCGTCTCAAACTTAACTCTATCAAGAGTTATAGGTATTTTAAGTCCTTTGTACCTACTGGAAGAAACACTTTTAAGTGGGCTTGTTCTCAAATGATCGGGCTTAATCTAGACACTTTTTGGAAGTATCTAAAATTATCTGTTGTTTTTATAGTTGGTGGCTTTGTTGCTTACGGTGCTTATGCCGTTGCAACAGCCAACACTGTGAAAACCCAGCTTTACCAATTTACTTGGGATCGTCCGTTCGAAGAACGGTTTTTATCCGCTCAAGGACTCGTAGGTTCTGGTAATGCCAGACGCGAGGTTTTGGAGAAACATAGACGCAACCGTCGTACTCTTAACATGGATGGTGAATTCATCCATGCCAAAGAAAAATTTTCCACTTCTGATTACCACCCCTCTAGATCACACAAAACTCGCGAACAAGAAGTTCGTGAGTTCGAGAGAGGTAAGGGTGGCAAAGGCAGAGGTGGAGTCATGTACAGAGCCCAAAGTGCCTTACCTGATTTGTCAAAGACTGCAGGTCGTAACACCGCCTTTATTACAACGCCTTATGACGTTGAATATCGCGTCATTTCTCCTGGCGGCCATTATATTATTATGCCTCACCACTACCTCATGGTTCTCAGGGACGCTGGTGAGTGCACTATAACTAGTGATAGCGGTTCTGCAAAGATAGATCTTTCTAAGATTGACATCTATACTCGACCTGATATGGATATGTGTGCTTTCGTTGCACCCGCACAACTGCCCAGTTTCCCTGAAATTTCACACAGGTTTATAACGGACGACGATGTCCCTTATGTTAATGACTCGTTTGCTCATTTTTTGAAAAGTGAATCTGGCGAAATGTCCGTCACATCTTTGTCGGAGACTGTTTCTCCATCTACTCAAGTTTGGACTACTTCTGAAGCTGCCTCTCAAGAGGAGAGTTATGTTGCTGCTGTGTTTTCTTTTAAACACAGCACCCATGTTGGTGACTGCGGGAGTTTGTATGCCTCTCACAAGGGCATGCTCACACACCGCAATTTCGTTGGCTACCACGTTGCTGGAAATGGTCGTAACGCTCAGTGTACTATTCTTACACAAGAGGATATTCAAGCTGTTTATGATGCTTTTGAAGGCATATATGCGGTCCCTAATATCACTCAGGGTTTTGTTTCCCTCTTGAAATCTGCACCTGTCTTGGAAGCTGAAACTGAGATAAATCCCATGTTTGAGCCTCAAGTTCATTCAGAGGCTGATTTTAACCAGTTTTTAAAGTACCCTGCAGCACCTCCCGATGCCGTAATACTTTCTTGCAATCAGACTACTCTACATTCTTCTAGGCGTACCCGTCTTGTTCCTGGAATGCTGAGTGGTATACTAGGCGAACCTCAATCTGCCCCAGCTCTTATGACTGCAAAGGATGATCCTTTAGGTAGAGATCCTTTGCTTGAAGCTTACAGGCGTCAGACCACTCTACCACTTGATATTGAAGATGTTCCCAAGAAACTTCTTTTCGAAAGTGCTGCTGCAGCACTTTCTTATGTGCCTAAGTACCAGAACGGATTAACTAGGACTCTTAATCCTTATGAGGCCGTTCTCGGTATTCATGCTCTGTCTCCTATGAAACTCTCCTCTTCCGCTGGGGAGCCTTACAACTCTATAGCGTCGTCTTTGAAGAAGCCGCCTACTAAAGAGACGTGGATTAAAGTTCCACAAAACAACATGGTGCATTTCGATCCAGTTCTTTGGGCCGAAATAAAAGACACCATGAATTTGTTGAAACAAGGTATCGTACCGTTTTGGTACGTTACTGATCAACTTAAGGACGAGGCTGTGTCCTTTACCAAAATAGAGGCTTGTAAAACAAGATTGTATTACACTGCTAGTGTGTTACATATTGTTATAGGTCGCATGTTGTTTGGTTCTCTCATATCAGCACTTGAAGATGCCCGACTGAAACATATTGGGCTGGCTTCATGTGCCGTGGGTATGTCCACGGAAGACGTGGCGGTTCGTTCTATGTTCCGCGAAATCAAAGATGATTCTAAGCAGATTTATGCTATGGATCAGAAGGGTTTTGACAATCATCAACACTGGGCAATTGGTAGACACGTTGCTCGTGCTATTAATGCTTGGTATGGTGAATGTGGTGAGTTATCTCTTGCTCGCTATACTTTCCTTAAATCTTGCTACCATTCCGTTCATAGAAATGGTCGTATTTTGTACCAAGTTTCCTCGGGTATGCCTTCAGGTATAGCTATCACTGCACAGTTGAACTCTCTTTATTTAGAGACGACAACTATTGCAGCGATACATATGTGGAGCAAAACTCGAGTAGATTTGGATGGTGTCAAGATTCCTTCGTTGGGAGTAAAAGCTATTAAAGATGCTATGTTCGCCATGTACTATGGTGACGACTCATGGTTTTCTTTTCCCAAATGTTTCGGTTTAAAGAGCAAGGATCTTTTCTTCTTTTACCGAAAGTTTGGGCTTGAAGCCACTCATTGTTTGAAAGACTATGATTTGGATTTAGAAGTCCCCGCAGATGAGACTTCGTTTCTCAAGCGTCGTCCGGTTTTGAATGAATCCGGTGAGCTTGTGTTCCGCAAGGATCTCGATGATATTGCTGACATATTTTCTTGGGTCAAAAAGAAATATGCCGGTGTTTGGCCCATTCAGAATGCCATAACTGCTTCTGTTCTTTATGAGTATAGGCGTTACGGTATTAAACTTTTCGAAGAAAAGTTGGCCATAATTATGGAAGCTTACGCAGCTTTTGGCTTATCCTTCCCGCTTTCACGCGATCAGCGTGATTATGTTATAGAATAATATAGCAATGTCCTTGACTCAAGACATTAAACTGAGGAACACTCAACTGGCCATTAGCCCCCAGTTTGTTTTATTTCCGCTAATTCATAT